CATGGGGTCATGGAGTCGCAGATCATCCGGCCCGGCCACCTCACCGCCCACCAGGCCGCCCGCGTCCTCGGAGTCGAGTTGACCGGCCTCCGCAGCATCGTCCACCGCGGCCAGCTCACCCGATCCGGCGGCACTCCACGACAGCCCTGGTTCGCCGCCAAGGACGTCGCCGCCCTCGCCGCCAAACGCGCCGCGCAAGCTTCCGCTTGACCGCAGGTCAGACCGAGTGCAACGATCTCGGTGAACAACTGTGCCCGCACGAGGCACCACAGACGCACGACGAAGCCCCTGCGCCCCTTCACCGGCCGGGGGCTTCGTCGTGCCCAGCGGCGGCACGGAGACCGGGTAGCGACCGGGGGCTCGGGATAGGGCAACCCGACCGCGCCGCCGCCTCTAAGCACCCGACGGAGGCAGCCATGCCGCGGAAGGCCATGCAGGTCTGCCCTACGCCTGGTTGCCCCACGCTCACTACAGAAGGACGCTGTGAGGCGTGCCAGCGCAAGGCCGGCCGCCAACGCACCACAGCAGCATCCAAGGGGTACGACGCACGGTGGGCACGCACACGAGCCGAGTACCTACGTGCACACCCCTACTGCGAGTGCGAGGCCTGCGAGGTCCTGCCTGCTCTGCTCAGGCCAAGGGCGACCGAGGTCAACCACCGTGACGGGCTCGGACCGTTGGGACCGAGGGGCCACGACTGGGCCAACCTGCAGGCCATGACCAAGGCTCACCACAGTAGGCACACAGCACGTGAGCAGCCTGGTGGATGGAACGACCGAGACGATGCCTGATCAGCAAAGATCTCGGATTTGATCTGGAATTTTGATCTCGAAAATTTCTTGATCAGAAAAAAGCTTCAAATTGAAATGATTTCAAGATCAGACCCGGGGGTGGACCCCTGGCCCGTAGGGGGCCCGGAACGCCGGGGAGGGCTCCGGGAAGTCCGTCAGGTTCAGAAGGTCAAGATCATCACGCAACGTGACGATCGTCTGTGCTGCGCAACGCAGCGTGGAGGAGGGAGCACCGATGCCCAAGGGTGGAGCTCGCGCGGTCTCCGGACCGCCACCAGACCCCAGCGCACTGCGCCGCAACCGGCCCTCCGACAAGGCCGGATGGACCACGCTGCCCGCTGAGGGCCGCCCGGGCGGGCCGCCGGCCTGGCCGTTGACGGAGATGACGGACCGAGAGTTCGAGCTGTGGCGGGACCTGTGGGCCAAGCCGCAGGCTGTGGCATGGGAGTCCCTCGACCAGGGCTACGAGGTCGCCCTGTTCGTCCGCGCGCTCGCCCAGGCCGAGCAGCCAGACGCCAAGGTGGACCTGCAGCGGATCGTGCGCCAGTACCTCGACAGCCTCGGGCTGTCTGTGCAAGGCATGCTCCGCAACCGCTGGAAGGTTGCCCCGATCGCCGAGGCCGAGGAACCGACCGCGCCCGCGGCCGCGCCCGCCGCGCGACGCTCGAGCGCGCGCGACCGGCTGAAGGTCGTGCCTCGTGACGAAGGCGCCTGACGAGTTCGTCGTCGACTTCCCCACGATGTGGGTGGTCCCTGACTGGATCGAAGAGCACTGCCCCGTGCCCGACGGGTTCCGTGCGGGTGAGCGCATGGAGCTCTACCCGTGGCAGCTGTGGTGCACGGTCAACCACTACCGCGTGAAGCCGACGGCGGCCTTCGGGCAGCTGGCGCCGGCGTTCCACTACCGCCGCAGCCAGGTCGTGGCGCCGCAGAAGACCGGCAAGGGTCCGTGGTCGGCGACGATCGTCCTGGCCGAGGCCGCGGGGCCGGTCGTCTTCAACGGCTGGGCCAAGGGCGGGGAGCGGTACCGGTGCTCGGACCACGGCTGCTCGTGCGGCTGGTGGTACGAGTACGAGCCGGGCGAGCCCATGGGTACGCCGTGGCCGACCCCGCTGATCCAGTTGACGGCGACGTCCGAGGACCAGGTCGCGAACGTCTACCGGCCGCTGCAGAACATGGTGAAGCTGGGCGCGCTCGGCGACATCATGCGCGTGGGTGAGGAGTTCACCCGCGTCGGCGACCAAGGCCGCATCGACGTGGTCACCTCGTCCGCGCTGTCCCGGCTGGGCAACCCGATCATCTTCGCTCTGCAGGACGAGACCGGCCTGTACAACGACGCGAACAAGCTGCGCCGGGTCGCCGAGACCCAGCGTCGCGGCACGGCCGGAATGGGCGGCCGGTCGATGGAGACGACGAACGCGTGGGATCCGTCCGAGGACTCGGTCGCGCAGCGCACGTCCGAGGCCAAGGCACGGGACATCTTCCGGTACCACCCGCAGGCGCCGAAAGCCTTGTCCTACGGCAACAAACGGGACCGCCGGAAGATCCACACGGTGGTCTATGCAGGATCGGCGCACGTCGACCTCGACGCGATCGAGGCTGAAACGGCCGAGATCATGGAGAAGGACCCGGCGCAGGCAGAGAGGTTCTTCGGCAACCGGTGCGTGGCCGGTTCGGCCGGCTGGCTGGCCGGTACGAAGTGGGCGGCCAAGGCCGAGCCGCGCCGCGTGCGGCCGTTCACCCGCATCGTGCTCGGATTCGACGGCTCCGACATGGACGACTGGACCGCGATCCGGGCCGAGACGATGGACGGCTACCAGTTCACCCCGCTGTACGGGGCGAACGACGAGCCGACCATCTGGAACCCGGCCGACTACGGCGGCCAGGTCCCGCGCGCCGAGGTGCGTGCGGCGATGGACCAGCTGATGAACCGCTACGACGTGGTCCGGCTGTACGCGGATCCGCCGTACTGGGACACCGAGGTCGACGAGTGGGTGGACCTGTACGGCGAGGAGCGCGTCATCCGCTGGTACACGCGCCGCATGGTGCAGATGCACGCGGCGGCCGAACGGCTTAAGACCGATGTGGTGAAGCGGAACACCGCCGAGGGCGCCCGAGCGGCCGCGTTCACGCACGACGGGTGCCCGCTGACGCAGGCCCATGTCGAGAACACCCGCCAGGCCGAGCGGCCGAGCGGGCTGTACGTGCTCCGAAAGGCCAGCCCGGCCCAGAAGATCGACGCCTGTGTGGCGAGCGTGCTGGCGCACGAGGCCCTCGGCGACGTCATCGCGGCCGGTCTGGCGGAGCAGGAAGTGTCCTACTACTACGGCTCGTGAAGGGGGGCGTGGATGGCCACCCTGGCGCAGGCCCTGCAGCTGGTGTCCCTGCTGGAGTCGGAGTTGATCCGGCGGCGCGCGGAGATCGACCGGAACGGCGACTACTACCGCGGCAAGCAGCCGCTGAAGTTCGCCTCCGACGACTTCGCCAAGTTCCACGGGGACCGCTACCGCGACTTCAGCGACAACTGGGTTCAGGTCGTGGCCGACAGCCCGGTGGAGCGGCTGGACGTCACCGGCTTCCAGGCCTCCGGCGAGGAGAAGGCCGACCCGGACCTGTGGCAGGTCTGGCAGATGAACGGCCTCGACGGCGACAGCCAGCTGGGGTTCCTCGGCGCGGTCAACTCGGCGCGGTCGTTCGTGCTGGTGTGGGGTGACCCCGACGACGAGGACACCCCCATCGTCACGTTCGAAGACGCCGCGCAGTGCATCGTCGCCTACGAGCCCGGCTCGCGCGTGCGCCGGCGGGCCGGGCTGAAGCGGTGGCAGGACGGCAACGTCGACTACGCCACCCTCTACCTGCCGGACCAGCTGTGGAAGTTCGAGCGGCCGCTCTCGCGGCAGGACAAGTCCCCGCAGATGGCCGACGTCGACGACGCGATGCGGCTGTGGCTGCCGCCCGGGGCCGAGGAGCGCCGGCGCACGTGGGAGCCGCGCGACGAGATGGCGCTGGGCGAGCCGAACCCGCAGCCCAACCCCATGGGCTTGGTGCCGCTGGTGGAGCTGCCGAACAAGCCGATGCTGGTGGACGACCCGATCAGCGATGTGTCCGGCGTGGTGGCCATGCAGGACGCGATCAACCTCGTCTGGGCGCAGTTGTTCACCGCGTCCGACTACGCCTCGTTCCCGCAAAGGGTCATCCTCGGCGCAGAGCGGCCTGTGATTCCCAAGCTCAACGCCGCTGGGGAGATCGTCGGCAAACAGCCCGTGGACCTGGCGAAGTTCGCCGTGGACCGCGTCGCGTGGATCACTGGCAAGGACGCCAAGATTGCCGAGTGGCAGGCCGCCAACTTGCAGGCGTACACCGCGATTATCGAGGTCGCCGTGGGCCACCTCGCCGCCCAGACGAGGACCCCCCAGCATTACCTGATCGGCAAGATGGCCAACCTGTCCGGTGACGCCCTGCTGGCCGCCGAGACGGGCCTGGTGAAGCGGGTCAACGAGAAGAAGTTGTGGTTCGGGCAGGCTCTGCGCGAGGTCGCCCGCCTGATCTACCTGGCCCGGGGCGAGGACGCCAAGGCCAAGGCCATGCGCGCCGGCAGCGTGCTCTGGGCCGACTCGGAGTCCCGCTCCTACGCCCAGCTCGCCGACGCCCTGGTGAAGCTGAAGGACATCGGCTTCCCCTTCGAGTGGCTGGCCCTGCGCTACGGCCTGACCCCCACGGAGGTCGCCGACGTCGTCGCGATGCGCGAGCGCGAGGCCGAGATGGACCCGGTCGCCGCGGCCACGGCCATGCTCGCCCAGCGCCGGGGCCCGGCGCCCGATGACGGTGAGGACGTCGACGTCGAGGCGGAGGAGCCGGACGGGGTGACGGTATGACGGTCCCCGCGCCGGACGAGGCGCACCAGGCGGAGCGGGCCGCGCAGGCCGCGACGACGGCGGCCGCCGTGCGCGCGGTGTGGGGTGGCGTTGACCCGGAGAACCTCGAGGGCTCGTGGCTGGCGCGGGCGGTGCTGGCGGCCGAGCTGATCCGGGCCGGGCAGCTGGCCGCCGCGGCCACGGCCGACCCGTGGCTGCGGCAGACGGTCGGCGAGGGCGAGGGCGCCGTCGACCCCGAGGCGGCCGTGGCCGCGACCGGCGACCTGGGCGTGCCGCTGCTGTATCCGCTGCTGATCGCGCTGAACCGGATCCGGCGCGGCTTCAGCACCACGCTGTCGATCCTGTCCGGGGCGGCGTTCCTGGAGATGGTCACCCGCACGCTGATCGCGGACGCGGGGCGGATCGCGGACATGGCCGGGATGATCGCCCGCCCGCGGGTCGTGTCCTACGTGCGCGTGGTGCACCTGCCCGCGTGCGCGAGGTGCGTCATCCTGGCCGGCCGCGAGTACACCCTCAGCGAGGGCTTCGAGAGGCACCCGCGCTGTGACTGCACCGTGGCACCGCGCCGCCCGGGCGACACGTGGGAGCTGCTCTCGCCGCAGCAGCTGTTCGAGCAGATGACCCCCGCCCAGCAGCGCAAGGCGTTCGGCGCCTCGGGCGTGGACGCCATCGCTGAGGGCGCCGACATCGCCCAGGTCGTCAACGCCCGGCGCGGCATGCAAACCGTCACGGCCTACGGCCGCGAGGTGCAGGCCACCAAGGAGGGCGTCACCCGCAGGGGCCTGGCCGGGGCCCGGCTCATCACCGGCGACCCGACCGCGCGGACGGCGCCCCGCTCGGGCGGCCGCACGAAGGTCGTCTCGGAGTTCACCCGCCGCACCCGCACCGGCCGTGAGCAGCTGGTGCGGCTGCGCGGCGCGAAGGCCCCCCGGCTCATGCCGGAGGAGATCTACCGCCAGGCCGACGGCGACCGGGACCACGCGATCCGGCTGCTGAAGCGCAACGGCTACATCGTCTGACCGCGCGCAACGCGCGGCCCCCTTCCACCCGCAACGGGAGACCCACCATGCACGCACCCCTGCCCACCCACCCGCTCACCGGCGCCCTGGCGCTGGGCTGGCGCAAGGCCCGCCCCGGCGAGGACGACGAACTGCACCCCATCTGGCCCATCCTCGGCGCGGCCGACGACGAGGACGACGAGGGCCAGGACGACGACGGCGACGGCCAGGGCGACGACTCCGGTGACGGGGACGACGGCCAGGACGACTCCGGCGACGGCGAGGGCGGGAGGTTCGATCACGCGATCGGCGCGATCCTCGATCCCGCGCAATACGCTGTGTGGCAGATTCCAATCGTCAGCGGCCGCAAGCGCTGAGCACGACCCCTTCAGGGGTTCCCTGAACTCCGGATCGCGTCGCTGGCACGGCCTCCCTCAATAATTGTCAGGGCCGGTGCCGCACGGCAGCGGATCGGCTATACAAGACTTCAGCTGCGTTCGGGCGGCGCCCAGCCAACGGAATGCAGGCGATAACAACTGAACCCGCTCCGGGGGCCATCCAATGACCGTATCGCGCCATCGCCAGCCGCGCGTGTTTGCCGTCCTGATTTTCATCATCGCCGGCGCGCTGCTGTATGGCGGCGTGCGACTGCTGTCGCTGGGCGGTTCCGGGTACTACGCGCTCGCAGGCGTCGTGCTTGCGATCTGCGCGACGCTTCTCTGGCGCGGCAACAGGCTCGCATCGCGAGTGTACGGAGTGTTCCTAGCGGCAACGCTCGCATGGTCGCT